CTTGAGAATTGAAAGGTCAGAAGTGCCTGTACCCATTAATTTTCTTATCTTTGCTTTTGTTGCATCTGTTATACTTGACATGGTGTGTTCCCCTTTACCATAGTTTTGCATCGGGAAACATTTCCCTTTGTTCTTTTTTTTCTTCTGGAGTATCGTACAGTCCATCAATAGCTTCTATCTTATCTTGATTACTTGCAATAGCCCCTATCCACTTATCTATCTCTGCTGTAATATCAGAATGTTCCCCAATACCTACAGCAGAATGTAATAATACATCAAGGTTAGCTTTTGCTAAACCTATATTAGCCACGTACTGTGCCCTTAATGCTTGTAACCTCATAGCTTAGTCTTTCTTTTCACGTATAAAAAACCCAACAGCACCGGCTGCACCACAACAAATCATAACTACGCTTTGCCACAGGTCATTTGGTACCATTATACCTACCATAGCAAATACACCACTGAGTGCTGCATACGATGAAGGCTCTTTAAATCTATTCATTAGTTCAACCATTAGTATCTTCTCCTTGTTTATCAGTCATACACGCACAGGGATTTTCCTCTGAGCATGTACAGTTTTCACAATCACAATTTTCACAGTTGCAATTCTTTTTATCTTCGTCTGCCATTATTGGCCAGCCAAAGGATTATCTAAAGCTCTTACTAACATTGTTCTCAATCTCTCTTCCAGTTCTTGGAGTTTAGTATCAATTGCTTCTGATCTACGAGTTGCATCAGACTCAATAGCCGTTCTTTTATTATCAAATCTATCGGCTGCATGATCAATTAAGGTTCGCATATCAGATTCTATTTGTCTTAATATGCCACGAACTTCTAGATCTAGACCTCTTGCTCGCCTGTCCACACCAGCAACTTGATCTTGTACCTCGTTAATATCTTTTCTTAGGTCTGTACGAATTGTTCTTGCATCGTCTTGTGCAGCACTAACTAATTCTTTTACCGCAGACATCTCTGTAGTTATATTTGTCTTTAATGCAACAACTTCTGTATTTGTATTGGTCTCTACACTAGTAAGACGTTCTTCTAGCACATCAAGTTTTACAGTAAAGCTAGTAAGATTAGGAGCAACGTAGCCATTTATCTTTTCCTCCATTGCTACCCAACGTGCGTACCCTTCAAAACCAGCCCAAAGACCTCCTCCAAGTGTACCAAGTAAAGGTAGAATTAACAGTAACCTACTGCCTTTAACTTTAATTCCTTTATATTCTACCTCACTACTCATACTGTTGTCCAATCATTTTTTCTATTTGTAAATTTGATCGTACACTAAGGTAACTTCCTAGGGGGTCGGGCATAATAGAATCTGTATATATGTCTTCTGAAACATACCACGTTGGCTGTACAACTGCAGCTGCATTTTGGTATGTAGCTATATCTGGGCCAAGAGCATTAACAAGAGCAAGGGTTGTAATCTGAGAAACAGGGTCATAGCTATTTGGTAGTCCTGCTATAATTTGATTAGCTTTCTTTTGTTTCTTTTCCTGTTCTTTAGTTGGCTTCTCCGCCATTGTCTCTTTTGGTTTTTCCTCATTAGCTTCCTTAGCTACTTCTTTTTCTTTAGGTTCTTCTTCAGCTACTTCTTTTTCTTGAGGTTCTTCCTGTTCTTTAGCAACTTCTTTAGTCTTAGTTGTATCACCAGCAGCTGTCTCTTCTTCTGGGCTACTTTCCTCTTTAACTTCTTCTTTAATTTCCGGAGTTGTTTGCATTGGTTTATTAGCAACTTCTACAGTCTCCTTCACTTCTTCCTGTGCAGCTTCTACTGGCTCAGGTTTAGGTGCTTCTATTTTTGGTTCTTCTACTGGTTCACTCATTGGTTCTATATCAGCTATAACAACTTGCATCTCTTGATCTGGCATCTTTACTTCTACAGATTCTACATCCATACCTATGTTTTGTATTTCTGCTACCATAGTTTCAACTTTTACCATCACTTCTTCCATGGACATTTCCCCCGTAGTGCCCACATCCTGAAACATATCCCCAATAACGCCAACACTTAAAGTTTCAGGCATACCCTGTATGTCATTCATGTTATCCATAGAAGACGTTGGTTCTAATTCAAAATGCATAACCACATCCATGTTTTGCATCTCTATGTCCATCTTTTGTTGTTCTTCTACAGAAGCATTCTCGTATGTTTCTATTAGGTCTAACTTTATAGACTCTTCCATTTGCATCGGTTGAACAATATCTATCCAAGTATTTACCACAGTTGTTATAACATTGTAGTTTACTGTATACGAAACATTGTCAAACAATGGGCCTGTAGCAAGATTTGCGTTATCTACTCCACCTACTCGTACAAACACTCTATCAAGACTGTTATCAAAATCGTAGGAGCCTGTATAGGTAGTAGCGTTGTTGTTGTTCTGTAGGTTTATTTCTCCGGTATCCCATTGTAATACATTGTTGGAATATCCTTTGGTTTGAAAGTACGCACTATCTTTTGTGTCATAAAAGTGCATAGACAGTTCCCAATCTAATGCACCCCCTTGTGTTATGTGAAAGTCACTTATATCTACATACTGGTCAAAGGTAGTTAAAGTACTCCCTGTGATCTCAGCACACTTACCAGATCCGATTTCACTGGATGGGCAGGTACTGTGCATTTTTGCTGGCCCAACTCCTCCCCAGTCTGAGTCCATGTCTCCTTGCTTGGTGTTGCCCACAAGACCTTGATCGGAGTGAAGGATGTCTTCGGTTGTTTTGTTTTCAATAATCGTAATCGTTTGAGTAACTGTATCAATGTGTCCATCACCTAAATGTTCTGTTTCTACTTCTTCAACTATTGTTTCGCCTTCTTGAAGTAGTTCTGCCTGTGCTACATTAAAATAGAAAAAATAACAAAAAGCCAAGAGCACCAAGGCTAATGCCAACGGTTTCTTCTTCTGTAGGTAACCAATCTGCATCTGTAACATTTTCTTCAACCCACTTATCATAATCTGGTTTCATCTCTGGATTCTCAGCCCATGCTTTTGCAGCCTCTATGCCTATCTTTCCTCTAAACGGACAGGGTGTCCCGGCCATTTCCATCGCATTAAACACTCTTGGGTCTTGGCAGAGCATAGCTACGGCTCCTACTTTCATTCCCATTCTATATAAGGCACGGCTAAGTTTTAGCCTTTCACAATTCATGTCCCTTATAGATGTTCCTCCCGCTATTCCCAGTATCTGGGTTTGTATAGCGGCAGAGGCTGCATAACTACATACGTCTTGGTTATTGTTGCCAAACGATGGGGCATTTGCAGTGCTAACCGTTCTGTCTACCGTGGTAGTTCCCGATACAGTGCCACTACTTGATGTTACTGTGTTTGTTTGTGCCCAAGATTCTTCTTGCCAGAAACCTACACAGACCACTACTAAAATAGCTAGCCACCATTTGTACATTGCTAATCCTCACCATTATCAACCACCACTGGCATTGCTGATTTGCTTGGCATAAGTACAATGCCGTGCAGTGCCCGTACATCATGTTCTTGTTTTTCTATCTTGCCTAGCCCTACTCTATCTAAAAGAGTCTGAGCTGCCTTTAGTCTAAGTTCTTGTCTAGGGTTCAGTCCGTCATCGTTCATGGACTCTACCACTCTTGATACGGCTGTCGCCGAATTAACGGCTAGTTCTCGCTTGGATATGTCTACGATTTCGTCTGCAAGGCTTTTAACCAACCATGTTCTAGAAGAAGGAGAGTAACCGGCTTCCTCACAGGCTAGGGCTATGTCGCCTTTGTTTACGAAGAGACAGTTGAGAAACTTTTGTTGCTTCTCGGTAACTTCTTTTTTTTTCTCTGCTAAGAGTGCTGAAGTCATCCGTACGTCTTTGCCTTTCTTATTCCGCCACCCATAGCGTACTTCTTGACGGAGCCACCGGATGAAAAACCATCTCGTTTCCTTAAACGATCCCTATCAACTTTTGATACTTTTTCAGCAGTGTTAATAACAGCAGCTCTTTCTCCTGTTCCAACTTTACGACTTACTAATTTTTCTACGGCATTAAATAATTTTCCCATAGAAAAAGTATTGTTTTCTTGTGCATCTTTAAATAGTCTATTGTTAGAGTTTATTCTTCTAGTTTCTTTTTCATCAACTTTACCAGTTTTTTTATCTTTAACTACTACAGGAAGAGGGTCTCCCACCCTTACTGTTGTTCCAAAAAACATACCTTTTCTTACTGCAGTGCTCATCCGTAAGTCCTTGCTTTTCTCATTCCGCCACCCATAGCGTACGTCTTCATTGCCTTGCCACCGTATGCCATTTTCTTTTTCTTAACGGGGCCACCCATCATCTTTTTCTTTTTAGAAATAACGCCTTTACCCATAAGGATATCCTTTTGAGTAATTTTACCGTCACCGGATAGGTCTGGAAATTTAGCCATATGTTTTTGCCTTTCTTATACCGCCACCTTTAGCGTACGTCTTCATTGCCTTGCCACCGTATGCCATTATCTTTTCTCTTTTTAAATTTTGAACCTTTGGTTTTTCTTTAGGAGGAGTGTCCAGTTTAACTTTCTTACCTTTATCACCTTTTTGTATAAACGCATGTCCAGCTGCTGCTGCTGCTACGCCTAACATAGTCATAGTTATGCCACTACCCCTTCTACCAACAGGAGCACCCGGGTCTATTGTAAAAATACTTTGACCTTTACCTAATGTTCCTACAGTGCCAAAATCACTTAATTTAAATTTGTGACTTCCATCCATTCTTCTGCCAAGATCACTAGATGAAGAATCTCTTTCGTCTGCCACCTTCTAAATCTCCGCACACGCATAACAATTAATTTCTAGGCCTACTGCTACTTCTTTAACTACTGGTGATTTCCACATGGTATGTCTCCTTTTATATATTTAACTTGGGTTATCTTGGGGAGGTGGAGGTTTAGGGTCTAGTAACCCTCTCCGGAGGTAGAACATTAATTATCACTGCCACCCCCCAAACTGTATACGTGTAGTACAAACCGTGACCCCCTTGTGTGTATATTTCATTCTTGTGGGGGTGTGAGTGTACTTGTACTACATGTACCTACCATTATACACTGTATATACAAACTGTCAAGGAAAAAGTGCCTTTATTATGTTTATTTATTTTTTACTTGACAACTCTGAAATACGGTGTATACTGAGGGTACTCCCGTTAAGGTAAACCACCCTGTATGTCTACTGTTGGTCTACTTAAAGTAGGCACAGGTTTTACTAGGGAATATCCTGTAGGGGTAGCCCTCTGGTTGGACTGGTGGTGGCCGCCCAAAATTATAAGGGGGGCACACTGGTAGGGTGGTCTAAAAATATACAAAATTGACTGTGGTTGCATACAGTGTACCGGGTACCCCCCAGTGCCCCTTACGTGGGGGTAACTCCTTGTTTTTATTTGTTTTTCTAGTAACTTCCTCATTGATGAAACACCACCTCCACCACCGCCAGAAACACAAGGCAACAACCACAATTAGAACTAAATAGTTTCCGCATGTCATACACACGGGGAATAGGGGCTGACAAGTTTTGTCTGGTTGGTTTGGTTGAGGGTCGGTTGTATAGATAAGAAAGGCGTATCTTTTATACAACCCAAAGAAAAACCCAGCGGGTTAACACTGGGTTAGCTGTGGTCTTATGTGGTGGTTAACTAATAGGTCTTAAGCAAGTTCCCTGCATTGCCTGCCATGCGTATGAGTGGTTCAAGGCTCTCCGCTTGCTGTGGTTCTGATTGGATATCTACACGGAAGGGGTCAGCGTTTAGATCTACAAGGGTATACTCTCCGCTTGCAACCTTCTTCTTTATCTCTATGTTAGGCACTCCCAGAAACAAAGCCAAGTATCTGGAGGTTGTCTTGCTGTAGTTCCAAAACTTAGCGTCTAATTCAACCTTGCCCGTTGCCTCTATTTTCCTAGCGATTATACTTGTATACGACTGAAAGTATGCATCGTGATTGTCGTTTGTTATTACGAATTGGTTTGGAACATCGTTCCCGAATGCGCTGATCATATTAGATACAAACATATTATTTACTCCCATTGATTAAAGTTAGCTGAGTATAATACCACCTTGTACAGATTAGCAAGCAAATATTATAGTTCCTCATTCTGTAAGCCCTTTACATGATAAAAGCGTTTCATCTTCTCACGTTCTCCAAAGGCATCTATTAAACTAATAGTTTTATAAAAGTTAGATATAAATAGCTTGTAGTTGCGGTCGTCTAATCTGGCTACTGCCGTATGCAGATCATCGGTAGCTTGCGCCAGATTGTCAACTCTAGTTGATGCAATACCCATATCTAACAACATCTCTTTAAAGTATAAGTTATTTCTCATTGGTTGCCCCTTTCATCAGTAGTTAATGTTAATATCAATAGTACACCAGAACCAACGCCAAGCAATGCCAACAAGCAAACAAAATGTACACCTGCAAAATAACCAACATTTGCATCTAGAACGGGTTGCATAATTGTTAAACCAAACATGGAGTAACATATTAGGAATGTTGATAGTCCATACAGAAAGATAATCATATTACCACCCTCTTTGTATTATTAGTTTTAATTGTTTGATTACGTTGTTTTCTCCTGATACTACGCCCAGATTAAATAACGCCTTATCACTGCCAGATAAAGTATTGCCTATATCTTTTGAAACAAAGCTACTTACCTTAGCTTTATAGACAGCAAAATATAAATCATATATTGCCTGCTGTTGTTTGGGTTCAAGTGCTTTAAAAAATAGTTCTGCATCTGTCATTGGTATTGTTTTTTTATCTTGTGTCATAATTAGGATCTCCTGTATTAGGTTAAAAAAAAAGTTAGCTACATTATATAACTAACTTTCTCTTTATGTAAAGTATTTATAATATAGCTAATAGAATAACTACAATTATTACTATCCATGCTATTTTAAATACAGCGTTTATTAACTCCATTGGTTTCGCCTTGCGTGTTAGATGTTAAATATTTATTCATGTGCTATACCGCCAATGACTCTAATGTTGACCACGCCTGACTATCCAAAGCATTACGTACTTGTATTTCTCTTTCTTTCTGCACGTTGGCTTTCTGGCTACCTTTCCTGCCCATTGATATTTCTTTCCACTCCCCCTTATCATTTTGTGACTCGTATGTTTCATCGGTATGAGTACTCCAATGAGTCATAGCATTATACAAAGCCCAGATAGTATTGCCCAGACTAGCTTGCTCCTGCTGAAAGCGATACATAAGGTAGTCTGATAGCCTAGCATTGATTAGCTTAGGGTCTACATGGTTACTATCCTTAGATAATGCTAAGGTATCCATAGTTTTGCTTTCTTTTCTACAGATAGAGTTGACCAGAAATTGCACTGCCTGTTCATCTGTTATCTTAGTGTTGCTCCATAGTTGGAACTTTTCAGATTGATTGGTAAAGACATCAAGAGTGTTAGCAATTTTAGACAAGGCGGAACTAACATTTAACCCTGCGGTATGCTTGCGGTTTTCATGGTAGAACTTCTGACCACCAAACACTAGGGTATTTAAGCAAAGGCTACGATATGCCCCCGTAAAGGTTTGGAATGACCAAGCACCATCTAGTGAATTAAATATATCAGAACGTAGACATACTTCATCTCCATCTCTAACCTTCATGGTATGGTCTAGAAAGTGTACAGTTCTTCTGGCCTTAGCTCCATTATCCCACGTTTGGTCGGTTACTTGTACAGCGGACTTTCCAATGTCACTATCTAGTAACTTTTTAGTGTGTTGCTTATACAGATCAATATGCGGAATTGTCTTATATCTTACAGAATGGTTGCCAAGAAACATACCAGTATCAGAACGAATGATTGCCTTCTTCTTAGGTGCAAGCATACTTATTTCTTCTTTATCTGCATTGGTATAGAAATAATGTAGATCAGTTTCCTGTATACCAAAGTCAAACATAGACATATCATTGAGATTGTCATGTGTATGAGTTTCTGGCAAAGTATGAGTAGAAGTACCCATTGCGGTATCTACGGCTACTTTCGGTTTATCGGTTGTCATTAAATCGTAAGGCATGTTTTTTCTCCTATTGTGTTAAGTTATTATAAAAGTGGTTCTCCCACTGTACATATAGTTTCATAGTTATTCTGTACATGCAATAGTTTATTTATTTTTTATTTCTTCTAATACTTTTAATGTCTGTACAGCGGATTTCTCACTGGAGTGCAAAGTAAAAAGTTTGTCCTCCACCACATTTCGTATGGCATAACCATCTTCATAGACTATAATAACATATGTTTTATCAGGGTGGTCGGCTGACATTATTTTAGCTGACAATTTATCACTCATAATATCTAGTCCACGACTCGTTAACAAAATCGTACAGACTGTTCTCGCTGTACTCATCACCTATAGTAAGATCCTTATACTTATCCGTTGACAAAAGGTGTATAGCCTTTGACAAAATCTCAAAGAAATCTCTCCCTTGCTTGACAAATTCCTCTACCTCATGTTGAAAAGCCATTTCCATATCCAGAATATCATTGGTTAGCTTGTTCATGGTGTTCCTCCTGTACAACCTTATAAGACTCTTTTAAATACCACATTGGCATAGGCCTTGACTTCTCCCACTTAGCTATGTCTTTCTTATCGTTGGCATAATACTGCCTGTATGCCAATATTGTATTTGTTCTTGGTGAGCCATCACAATACTCTACCTTATACTCCTCTGGCATACACTGTGGGTGGGGTGTACCATTAACCTGTACAGAGTCAAACATAGAAGCATGGAACTTATCTAAATCCATTATAACCTGCTGACATTTATGTATTTTGTTATACCTTCTGGTGTACTCAAAGCATAACTCCATACCATGTTGCCAAAGCCACTCATAGTTTTCTGCATTATCTCCTGCCCATAATGTACAAGGGTGGTTTTTGTGTGCTTCTCTATAGGGTATCTTATCTGCTAATCCATACCTGTGCCATACAGAGCAAAGCATTTGTGCCGTTTCCAATGGCATCTTGACAACATGCTTATCACATTGCATTTGTGCTGATATGATAGGGTCTTTGTCTAGTACGAATATGTTCATGTTAATCTCCCTTTAATTCTTCTAAATTAAAATCTATTCTATCTTCTATACTATTGTCAACCATTTCTACATTCCTTATATCATCTTTAAAAAAACCATAGCATTCTAACTCTTGATTGCATTGCTGTAGTTTAAATATTATTTCTTTTACTTTCATAGTTCCACCACTATATAATCTTGTTCCTCTATTTCCTCTATTGTTACTATATCTGGACTATAATCTTCAGTATTGTATATAAAATTTTCAAATATTTCTATAGCTTTATCTTTTGTGTCTGCAACTATATCATCTATAAAAGTATATTTTATT